GAGCCTGACATTCCTCTTGAAGATCCAGAATTTGAAATTGATCTTCCTGAGCCTACACAAGAAGAGCCAGAGCCTGATCTTCCTATAGATATACGACCTCCAACCTTGCCAGAGCCTGAAGAAGAGCAAGAAGAAGAGACAGATATTTTTGCTGACACAGTAGCCGAGGATTCAGGCTTAGAGTCAGACACGCCAATTACAGAAACTATATTCCCTGAATTTTTCCCTGAAGAGCCAACAGAACAGCCTCCAATAGATCCTAGCCGTACTCCTGATTTTCCTGGTGGGCCACCACCTATTCCAGGGCCTCAAGGAGAAACAGGGCCAGCAGGCCCAGCAGGGCCACAAGGTGAAACTGGTCAGCCTGGTGAGCCAGGAGAACAAGGGCCTAGAGGTGAAACCGGAGAAACTGGAGCACCAGGAGCGCCAGGTGAGCGCGGTGAGACCGGCCCTCAAGGGCCTCAGGGTGAACCAGGTAGAGATGCAGATCCTGAACAAATACGTCAGATAGTTTCAGAGGTAGTTGCAGGTATTGAGTTCCCGCCTGGTGTTACGCCAGAGCAAGTATTAGAAATTGTTTCAGGACAACTTGCTAATTTGCCAGCAACAACAACGCCTGAGCAGGTTGAGCAGATTGTTTCAACGGCAATTGGCAATCTTGATTTCCCTCCTTCTGTTACCGAAGAGCAAGTTAATGAGCTTGTAAATAATGTACAGCAAGGTCTTGAAGCAAACCTTGAGGATATAAGGTCTGAACTAGGCACATCAATTCTTGGTGTTCAGCGAGAAGTAAGCGAAGTAGAGCGCAGTCTTACAGAAGCGCTTGAAGCCGCAACACTAGGTCAGGCCACAGCACTAAGTGATGCTGAGGCGCGTTTGCTTTCTCAGTTAACAGGTATTGAAGCTGACATTCTTCAACAAATGGCGGCATCTGAGGCCGGTTTAGAGCAACAGCTATTTGATGTTGGAACAAACATCAACCAAGTCCGCGCTGATCTTCAGTCTCAAATACAAACAACACAACAAGAAACTGCAAGAAGCTTAGAGCAAGCATCTGATGAAAGGCGACAACTGCAAGAGGCTCTTATAGCAGTAGGTGGCAACGTCAACTTACTAGATGCACGAACACGCCAGCAGTTTGAAGAGTTTGGTGAAGACGTTAATGAGTTGTTTGCTGACGTTAACGTGGACATCGAAGGTTTACGTGCGGGTCAGGTTAGTCAGCAGGAAGCATTTGAGCAGTATCAAGCTAGTGCGGCAACTCAAGCGGCTGAAGCGGCAGAAGAGCGTCGTGATTTACAGCAATCAATTATCAATGTGCAAGGCGATGTTAGTCAGTTAGATGAAAACACTCGACGTCAATTCGAAGAGTTTGGCGGCACTGTTAATGATTTGTTTGCCGATGTGAATGTAGATATTGAAGGGCTAAGGCAAGGTCAAGTTAGTCAACAAGAAGCACAGCGTGATTTTGAGCAAAGCGTAACCGGCCAGTTTGGTGACATTACAGGACAGCTAGGCGCATTAGGCGGTCAGGTTGGCGGATTGATGTCAGATGTAGCTGGTATTGGTCGTGGCCTAGAAGGTCTTGGCGAGGGTGTTGCTGGATTAGGCGAAGGGCTAGGTGCTGGACTTATGGGCCTTGCGGCACAACAAGCCATGATGCCTGGACAAATAGCCGCTCTTACGCCAATTCAACCTCAAGAGTTTAAAGAATTTAGACAGGGCCTTACTCGACGCAAGCTTGCGACACCACTACAAATCGGCATGTTTACTGGAGGCGCTAGAAGGGCATGACATATTTAAATTTAATGAACAACGTGTTGCGTCGGCTTCGAGAGGAAGAGACCACATCCGTTACAAGCACTACCTACGTCAAGATGGTAGGTGACTTTATTAACGACGCTAAGACCTTAGTAGGTCAGGCGGCAGACTGGTCTGCACTACGAGAAACACTCACGATCTCAACGACCGCTTCGGACAACACCTATTCACTAACAGGTGGTGGCGACAACGTAAAAGTTATGTCGATGCTTAACGATACTCAAAACTGCTTTATGAGCTATCAAACCAAAGACTGGTTTAACGATGCGCTTTACATAGCCAACGCAGTAGAGGGTGCGCCTAAGTACTTTACATACAACGGTCTAGACGGTAACGGCGATACTCAAATCTTGTTTGGCCCTACACCTGATGGCGTGTACAGCATTCGAGTTGATCTTGTTAAACGACAAGCAGACCTTGCGGCTAACGATGATTCATTACTTATTCCTGCTCAACCTGTCATTCACTTGGCAGTAGCGTTACTTGCACGTGAGCGTGGTGAGACAGGTGGCACATCGACTGCGGAATACTTCCAGATTGCTAACCAGTATCTGTCAGATGCCATAGCAATCGATGCGGCAAAGCACCCAGAAGAGATGGTATTTAGGACGGTTTGATATGGCTCAACAACTGCAAAGCATCAATCTTGTAGCTCCGGCCTTTAAGGGTGTTAACACCGAAGACTCGCCGTTAGCACAAGATCCGTCTTTTGCTGAGATTGCAGATAACGCTGTAATCGACAAGCGAGGACGTATTGCCGCACGTAAGGGCCATAGTGTTCTTACAACTACTAAGACTGTGCTTGGCAGTGCCTCTATCCGAGCTATTAAAGAGTTCAGGGATGATGGTGGCAACACCAAGATATTCTCTGTGGGTAACAATAAGATTATTAGCGGTACAACTACGTTAGTTGATGAAACGCCTGGCAGTTACACAATTACTGCTGACAACTGGAAGATGGTGACGTTTAACGACAAGATCTACTTTTTCCAGCGTGGCTATGAACCCCTTGTTTACGACAATGCCGGTGGTTCAGTAATCAAGTTAAGTACCGTGTCCGGTGCCGCCGGAGTAGCCAGTGCCATGTACGGCAACGAAGTTTTAGCGGCCTATGGTCGGCTCTGGACGGCGGACTTTAGCTCTAACAAATCTACTATCTACTGGTCTGATCTGCTTATTGGGCATGACTGGTCTGGCGGTACTAGCGGCAATATTGATATCTCAAAGGTATGGCCTGATGGCTATGACGAGATTGTTGCGCTGGCGGCACACAATGGATTGCTGATTATCTTTGGTAAGCACAGCATCATTGCGTATCAGGGAGCAGAGGCTCCTGCCACCATGTCAATTGCAGACACCGTAGCGGGTGTTGGCTGTGTTGACAGAGATACCGTGCAGTATACCGGCACAGACGTGTTGTTTTTGTCGCATACAGGACTTAAGAGCTTTGGTCGGACAATCCAAGAAAAGTCCATGCCGATTAGCAGTTTGTCTAACAACATTACGAAGGACATTATTGCCGCATTACAAAACGAAGATGAGTTCTTTAGGTCGGTATACAGCCCAGAAGAAGGTTTCTATCTGCTGACCTTTACAGGGCAAGACGTAACGTACTGCTTTGACGTGCGAGGCACGATAGAAAATGGCTCATACCGTGTAACACGCTGGCCTTCTACAGGCTTTACAGCATATACCCGACTGGAAAATGGCGACCTACAAATAGGTACAACCAACGGGATTAGCAAGTACACAGGGTATAGCGACAATGCAGAAGGCTATCGTTTTAAGTACTACAGCCCAAGTCTGACCTTTGGCGATAGCTCTCGCATCAAGATTCTTAAGAAGTTAAAGCCCACGCTTGTCGGTGCAAACAGCGCAACCGTATTCCTTAAGTGGGCTTATGATTTCGATACAACTTATTCAACTGCTGAATTTACTGTCGGCACACAAATCACCGGCTTTTACGGTGAAAGCGAATACACAACGGTTGAATTCACGGGTGGTGAGCTTACAAGCCAACGTAGTTTGAACACCACAGGATATGGGACAAGTGTTCAGGTAGGTCTGGAATCAGAGATTGATGGATCACCTTTATCACTACAAGAAATTAACGTAATGGCTTTGATAGGTAAGCTACTTTAACGGGAGATAACAATGGCTTTACCAGTTATTGATTTTAATACAGGCAGGGTAGTAGAAACTGATCCGTTTCTTGCTACAGAGGCCGCTGATTTCTCCACACCACAAAGTGGATTTGGGCGGATTACCGGCGGGTTAGGCGATATTTTTAGTGGCTTGATGGGGGCCGGACAATCTATCTTGTCTTCCCCTGATGCGCTTACAGGCATTGCTGGTGGCTTGCTAACTAAAGAAGCGTATGACCGTTTAAGTAACATTGGTGAGCAGGCTAAACGTGAGGCTATGGGCCTTGCAGAGCGCGGACAAATGGAGTCTGAGTTCAGGCCGTTTACGGTAACTACTCCTACCGGCGCTATGTTTACTGCACGTATGGGTGGTCAGCCTTCAAGACAGCTAACTCCTCTGCCTGATATGCCAATTGGAATGGTAGAAAACATAATTGATCAGCCTACAGGGGTGTTGCCTCCAGGAATGACAGAAAGAGAATTTCTTGCAAGAGGAGGATTAGTTCCTTATGTCAATCCAGATGACATGTCAAATGATTTAATTTCTAATCTCAGAAGAATGGACAGCACTCCTCTTACTCCTCAGCCACCAATTGAAAGAAGGCTTACAGGAGCATTGCCTACACAACCTACTGCTGACGGCCTTCAAATTGGCATGGAGCTATCTCCTGAAGAGCGAGCATTACAGCAACAGTTAATTGGTGGTGCTGGCACATTCTTTGGCCAAGCGGCACAGCCTACCGTAGATCGTGAGCAAGCCATATTTGAGCGTATGCGGGCCGCACAGCGCCCTGAAGAAGAGCGTCAACGTCTAGCACTAGAAGAGCGTTTAGCGGCTCAGGGGCGATTAGGAACGTCTTCAGCGGCATACGGTGGTGCTACGCCAGAATTACTAGCATTAAGTGCGGCAGAGCGTGAGGCTCGTGATCGGTCTATGCTGACTGCTATGCAACAGGCGCAAGCAGAACAGGCACAACAAGCGGCATTAGGTGGTCAGTTCTTGGGTGCTGGTTACTTGCCACAGCAACAATTGGTAGCGGCATTACAGCCTGGTTTGATTCAGCAGGAGCTTGCACAGCAGGCACAGCAGTTTGGCACAGGACTCTTTGGTGAGACTGCGCTGTCTGGTATCGAAGCACAGCTACTGCAAGAACAGGCACGGGCCAACCTACTGGGCGGGATCGGTAGTAACCTAATTACTGGTCTTATGAACCAACAACGTGCCGCCGCCGCACAACCTTCGGGTGGTGGTAGCTCAGGCTTAGGTGGTTTGTTTGGTGATATCGTTGATGACCTTGGTACTGTAGGCTCAGGCATCAGAAGACTTTTTAATTTCTAAGGGGCTTAACCATGGCTAAGTTTTCACAAGCATTTTTACAGGCTATGACACGGCCCTCATATCAAGAGGGTCTGTTTACTGCCGCCAGAGAATTAGGCGGCTTGCGTGGTCGTCTTCAAGAAGAGGAGCGATTAAGAGCAGAGCAAATTGCAGAAGAACAAAGAAAGCGAGGCGTTACTGGTGGCCTTTTAGGTTTACAGGAAGCTATAGCTCGAGGCGAAGATCCAACAGACGCTATGGGCTCGCTTGTTAATTTGGGTGCTACAGCAGAACAAGTTGGTCAAGCACAGCAAACAGGAATGCAAAGAAGAGAAGAGTTTCTTGCAGAGCAACGAAGGCAAGAAAACGAGCGGATAAGAAAAAACCTTGTTAGTGCGGCGCAAACAAAAGCAACCAGTATGGGCAAAGAGCAACCTTTTAAAGATGCTTTAGCTACGGCTAGCGCTGAAGAGCTTCGCGAATACATCATGACCGATGTGGAGCCTACAACTTATCAGTTAAGTGCAGGTGCCGCGTTGGTGGATGCACAAGGTAAGGTTCTTTATAGAAATCCTTTTAAGCCTGAAGCGCCTAGAACACCGACAATAACGACACAAAAAACAGACAAAGAAATTATTGTTCTTGAAGATGGAGTAGAAAAAAACAGAATCAAGATTAATCAAGGCGAATCAGAAGCCTCTGAGAATGCGCGATTAGATGTTGGCTATAAAACAGGTCAGCTTATGGAGACAATTCAAAGCGCAAAAGAAGCTGTTAGAACAGGATCAATGACTGGCGGTTTTTTGGGTGGGATAACATCTGCTGTCCCTGGAACTTCGGCTTATGAAATTACAAATGCCTATTACAACACTATTAGGGGTCAAGAAGCGTTTAGGGAAATTGATGAGCTAAGAAAGTCTGCTAGAGAGTATGGCTCAACGGGAACTGGCTTAGGTCAGATTACTCAAATTGAATTTGGAGCATTGCAAGGAAACTTGGCTGGCTTATCGTCTGGCCTTAGTGCCGACCTACAAATAGATCAACTTACCAAAATTGAAAATAACTTAAATGTCTTAAGTAAGCTTGCCCAAGGCGAATCAATTATTGATGTTGTTGATTGGAATAGTGAAACGTATACAAACCTTGGATACCTCAAGGATGGAGACGACCTTTTCTTTTATCCACAAGGCCCATCAGGTAAAGAGCTAAAGTACAACAGAGCTACCGATAAGTTTGAGGAGCAGTGAAATGACTAGCGAAGAAAGACGTAAGCGTCTTGCTCAGTTGCAAAGCGGTAATGTTGCTCCTGTTGAAGAGGTGGAGCCAGAAGCACCGTTGGACTCATCAAATGCTCGTAGAGAAAGGCTAAAGGTTATCCAGTCTAACAACGCATTGGCCCGTGAAAAGCGTTTAGAGCAAGATCCTACAGCCTTTGAGCGAATTGTTAGCGAGCCTTTTGGTCGTGCTGTAGAGAGACAGCAAGCAATATCAGAGCGTATGGGCGAGGGGTTTAGGGAGCTAGACTTTCTTGACCGCGATCCGATGCGCCCTTATGACCCTTCATTTGGCACCGACGTGCCTTCTGTTCTCGTTCAAACAGCAACCAACCCTATATCGCTTGCCTTTGATATGGCTGGAAACGCTTTGCTGTTAGGCGCAGAAGAGGCCGTTAGCCTTGTTCTTCCTGATGAAATGGAAGATGGCATGAAAAAACAAATGATGCAGTTTATGCAAACTGATATAGGGCAAAGGGCTATTGCGGCTATGACTTCTGGTGCAGAGGCTTGGGAGTCTTTTTCAAGAGCCTATCCAAATGAAGCCGCAAACATTTTAGGCGGCATAGACGCCTACTTTGCTACACCTGGCAGAGTTATCAAGAACTTTAATCCTGATCTAAGGCCCGTGAAAGTTGAAAAGATTGGGCTTCGCAAAGTTGATAAGCCAATGGAAGGCATTGATAAAGATGTCTACAACATTGCTTATTCAAGACCAAGCGGGAAGACCAAAGAGCAAGCAAAGCTAACAACCGGCCCTGAAGGGTTGCTAAGGACTCAAAAGCAACTCGCAACTGAAGATCAGTTGGCCGTTGTTGATGAGCTTATTGCTGCGGGCGTTCGAGGTAACAAAACACTTGTTGAGAATCTTATAGCAACAGATCAGTACCTTAATGCGTTAGATGATTCGCTAATTAAGATAGCGAGAAGAAGAGAGATACCCACTGGGCCAAAGGAGCCACCAATTAGGGTAAGGGTTGACAGGCTTCGCAAAAATCTTAACCGATCCATTGAAGATATAATTCAACAAAACCCTGCGGTATTTGAAAGCCCTGCCGCAGTCAAAAGGATGCAAACCTTGGTTAATCAGTATATGGCCAACCTCTCAAAAGAGGGAAATACCATTGAGGGCCTTATAAACGCAAGGCGTAAACTTAACAGTGACTTAGAGCGCATGGGCGCTGATGTAGCAGGAACCAAGCTAAACGTAAACTCTATGGGTGGCGTTGCCATTAGAAGGGCCGTAAACAAGACGATTGGCGAAGAAATGCCAGAGGGAATAAAGATCAATGAAAAGATGTCTCGCATCCTTTCTGTTCAAGATAATATGGCAATAAAAGCGGCTGATGAAGCTGGTAATTTTCTTGGTAGATACATTCAGCAACTTGGCCTTGATAGACTTGTTGGCGGTACGGCGGGAAGTATTTTGATAAGTGGTATTCCTGCGCTGGCTTATAGTGTGGCTGTTTCCCCTATCGCTCTTGTTCGCAACGCTATGAAAGCAGAGATTCCTGCTCGAGGCAGAGCGAAGGTTAAGTATGCTCTCAGGGATGTTAAGGATCAGTTTAACAAGGCCCTAAAAGACCTCGCCAAACGAGATCCACAGGCGGCTAAAGAGTTGCTAGCTCAAAAAGCGGTTGTCTACACAGCACTTGATGCCGCCGCACAGAAGCTAGAAAACGAATACAAAGAGACGGTTGAGCAATCTAATCCCAACTAACAAACTCTAACCACCCTGCTACCCCTGAGGCTCGTTCGTTCTCCATACGTGCGGCCTCAGTTTTATAGTGTTTAGCGATTAGCTTCTGCTCCTTGTTCATCCTCTTGCCAAGGTTGATGTCCTCTGCCTTTTCCCTAATCAACTCAAGGGCACCTTCGCCATAGGTATCAATGTAGTGACGGACAAAGTAATCAGGGTTGCTACCGTACTTCTGGTGACAGCCGTAACAGTGAGCGAAGGCATTCATTGCATCGTACCGTATACCCTTCTTTGACCGGCTGAAGTAGTGAGAGCAGTGCAGTCCCGTACTGTTTGACTCGTACTGTGCGCCACATCCCTGGCACTTGAAGTCGTTGCGTAATCTAACGCATCTACTGAACCAATGATCTGCCGCTGTTCTTTTTAACTTCACTTCAATTCATCCTTTAGTTGTTGAGGGAATGGCACATAGATCTGCTTGTTCTCTGAGAGCCACCTGATTAGCACCTCAGCGGCCTCTGATAATTCAGCAGGGGTAAGCTTGG